GGTTACCATTGGTGGTGCTTCTACTATGAAATCCACTTTGTATGTTTCCAATGCTACTACTTTGAAATCAACCTTAAATATTGGCGGTAAAACCACTTTGGTAGGTGACTTATCTATGAATGGTAATATGAAATTAGATGGATATGTTGATATAAGTGGCGATTTGTCACTCAATGGTAACCTAACAGTAGTCAAATATGATAATCAAACTATTATCAATACCAATATTAATGACTATTCATTGATTGTTACTGAAGATCTTTCTTTGAACGGTGAGCTTCACATTAGTGGTGATGCCTCTATGAATAATAATTTAAAGGTTGGCAATTCTATTACAGCTTCTCCCGACGAAAATACAACGCATTTTTTTGGTAAAGCTGTTATTGGTTTCAATGGACACGGTAATTATGCTTCATTCGCACATTATGCTAATAATACAACAACTAATTATTCTTTAAAACAAGAAAATAATGGAAGAACTCTAATAAATTGTGCTACTGGCACTAGTATTAATTTTAGAATAAATAATGAAGACTATATGTCACTTAACCAAGACGGTAATGTCGGTATTGGAACGACGAGTCCTCAATCTACACTTGATGTTAGTGGTGATGTCATAATAGGATCAGTAAATAAAAATAGCCAAACGCAATTTCAAGCTAATTTAAATATATTAGAACATTCCAGCAGCAGTCAATCAAGTGCTGTTAAAATAGACATTGGGTCTAGCAATACTGATATAGCTGCCTATAATGACTGTTACAGATATCAACTACGTACGGAACAATATAAATTTCAACCTAACTTAAATGCATCATTCCATATTTCAGAAGTGAACGTTCCGAATGGTACCTATAATGGTTATGGAACAGTAGAGGATGTTTTGACTATTCACAGGGGTAAAATAGGTATTGGAACGGGAACGAAAGCTCCTTCGGTCAAACTTGAAATACACAATACAAGTGAACAAATAAGAGGTCGTTTCTATAATGCGGATATTGGTAATGCCGGTTTATTTGTTTTGAATGACCTCAATTATAATGCAAGCGATAACGGACAACCCACACCAAATGCTTTTTTCTGTTCGAATAATAACTATTCAACGGATGCTAGTAATACCTATGATGAAAGTGATGTTTCATACAATATTGCGGGTTCAATCGGTTTAGGGGCACCTCAGACGTACTCTGGTACTTATGCACAGTACGCACAAATACGTGGATTGCGGCTAGGTGAGTGGGATGGTGGATTATCATTTGCAACAATGGGACCTACGAATGGACAACTAAGTGAAAAAATGAGAATAACAGATTCGGGTAGCGTAGGTATTGGAACGACAACACCTAATAGTAGTTACAAATTAGACGTAAATGGCGATGTAAATGCTACGTCATACAATGCCGCTTCTGATTATCGTATCAAAGAAAATGTTGTTCCTATTTCCGATACATCTTATAATATTGATAACTTAAGACCAGTTACTTATACAAATATCAAAATGGAAAAACAGGATTTCGGTGTAATCGCTCACGAACTTCAAGAACAAATACCTTTCTTGGTTACAGGAGAAAAAGATGGCGAACATCATCAATCTGTTAATTATAACGGTCTTATTGGTCTCTTATTAAATGAAGTTCAACAACTCAAAAAACGGGTCCAAGAATTAGAACAATCCAAACCTTAATTTTTACACCCTTTAAGATTTACACCTTAGGACATTTACAGTAGGACAAAATACAATACATTTCATAACATAATGAACTTATAAAATGTATTTTTTATTTTTTTAACGCACGATTCCAAAAGAACCCAATTTACAACTACAAGTATTTCCGTCTGTATGTCTACTATGTAAAATACATTTACATCCGGTTTTCAGATTCGCACTTGCACTGGCATCACTATCCCACCCACGGTTCCAAATATTCAATGGCTCAGGTGTAGGAACAGTAGGGTCTGCTCTACAAGTCATAGGAACACGATTTGTTCTCAAATTTGTATCCTTACATACTGGAAATGTAGGACAATTGCTAACCGTTTTTTCCATATTAAATATTAATTGTGTATTTGAAGGCACCAATTGATTATATCGGGGTTTTGTGTTAGTTATGCTATTCGATAATGAATATTGCTGATTTTGTGTTAATACATTTGACGCAAATACTGGCGGTTGACTGGTTGTATCATTATCTACACGAAGACGTGTAGACATTTTCTTATGTTTTAAATAATCACTTTGAGACATTTCTTTACGCTATATACATACATACTATATTTTGTATCCATATTTCGTAATTCTTCTTATTCATCTTGTGTGACATACGTATTTTTTTGTAAATTCGTTTTTACTGTATAATAACCTACATATGCTACTAATGTTCCCAACAATGCTCCTACTCCTAATTGTTCTAATGTATGGCGATTATATTTCCACCTTTGATATACCGTTAAACCAGCAATAAATAATTCGCCCAATAGCCACGCAGGTGACTCTTTGACTAAATATAAAAAGGTTAATGACATAAATACCGATTGTGCGTGTGCCGAAGGCATTCCATACATTTCTATTCCGGTATATTCTTCATTCATTACACTTATTCCATCATTTGGACGTGGTTGCTTTATAATCACTTTTGCTAATTTGTTTATTACTATATTGATTATAAATATAACTAAATAGGCACACCAAAAATATTTATTACTCCATAACATCAAAATACCTACCAATAACAATATTAATGGACCCGTAAATCCTATCATATCTATTATGTTTATCATTTTACTTCCTACTTGACTATCGTTCATTTGTAATAAGCTTATTATACATATTATTACAAATATTTTTATTCAAAAAATTATATTACGTTTGTTGCGGTCTATACAATTGCTCGCATATCAAAGAAAAAGACCAATTCGCATTATTGAAATCGACTATATTTCCACGATCGCTTACTAATTTTATACTCATTCGTTGGAGATTTACCGGACCAAAATATTGCCTTTCTTGGTTTTGTAAAGTTCCACCAAATTCTACTATGGTTTCTCCGTTATTTCTACCACTCAATTTTAAGGGTATTACACCAAATACATCACTCGCAAAAGGGGTTGAACCGTATATTTTCGAACTTACATTCCCCGTTGTAGCATTTGTTTCTGAAGCACTCGTATTTGCCGTTGCAGCTATAGATTGAATTTGTTTTTCCGTTAATTTATTATAATCAGTACGGGTTTCTGTATTATATACCTTCTCGCCAGTAGCTGGGTCACATACGAAATTGTTACGTAGTGCATATGATGGCAATGGCACCCCGGTATCTCGCGATGTTATTGTTATTAATCCATCATTTAAATGACTTTGGTTAAAATCATCTATACATAACAAGAAATAATTAAATAACTCTGTGCTTATTCCTGTATCTGCTGTGATTGTTATTACCGATGAATTGTTTATATCTTCATAATTTGATAAATTATATACTGTGAATTCTCGATAACCCAATATCCACCCCAATGTGCTATCCCACGTTGTATTTCTTACACTACTTACACCCGCATAACACTTTACAAAACTATAAGGGTCATAAAAAGATATACGGTAATCTTTTGCTCTGTATTCTTTGTTGATTGTTATACGGAATAATACATATTCAATACCTTCAATTGTCCTTACTGTTATACTTGAACCTTCTCCTGCTGTTCCTATAAATGAATTATTGATTGCTTCAAATAACATATCACGAGTATAACGTATATCTTCATTGGTTTCGGATTTCAATGGAAGTTCTATAATTATATTATTTTCATTTGCCAATACTCCTTCTTCGTAAGCAATTATTTCTATTTTATTCGTATCTTCAGTGAGAGTAATCAAGTTCTGTAAAATATAACTGTTACTTTTTATACCTAACACAGTTGTTCCGTCTTCATCTATACTTGAATAGGATAAATCCGTGAACTGTCTATTTACATCATACACCGATTCTATTGTGCTGTTTAACAAAGGAAAACTATTATCTGTCATCGCATGGTCTATATTCAAATGTTTGTTCCAACTATCAAAATAATAATTCTGTTTTATTGATAATGATAATTTTACTGTTGCTGTTCCGTCTGTTGTGTTCTCTATAAATTCTACATTACTTCCTACTAAATCCGTAAAACGATTGAATTCTACTTTAATCGCCGCTTGTAAATCACTCAAATTCGCATAAGATGCTTCACTCGGCGCTGGTATCAAATAACCGTATGGAATAGGCGAATTATACAATGCCGAACGTCCATAATCTGGTTCAATAATATCGGGGTTAGATACCGAAATATACATCAAATAACTCGAATCTATTACATATGATGTTGTATTTGCTATATTTATTGTATATTCCATCACATCATCCGTTATTGCTGTTATGTTTTCACTTCCAAATAAACCTTTACTACGTAAAATACCTACATTAGTATTTGATAAATCAGTATTGTTTATCATTTCTACGACGTCACTCGATGAATTATATTTTAAATATGGGACATTCTCGTTTCCTATCTCTAAACCGTCTCCTTGTTCCAATTGAAAAATTGTATTTGTAATACTATAGCTAATGTCTTCTAAAAACTGGATTGCATAAGTTTCCTCCGTTAATTGTTTATTTATATTTAATTTCAAAGTCGCATGTACCATATTGTCATCATCTACAACTATGTTTAGTTTGGAACCGGCAAATATATATTCATTATTACTATCCGTAAAATTTGTCAATAGGCTATTTATCTCATTAAATAAAAAACCACTGCCTATTATATTACTATCATTTGTTACATATAAATTGTAACTTAAATCGCTACCTACATCATTATCATCTTCTTTTGCTATTACAGTCAATATTTTATTGCTTGGTAATGTATAACTATTTTTTAATTCAAAAGTGCTTGAAATTGAGTATATTCCTTCGGTTAATTCGTATGTTTCATCAAACCCCATTTCCTTATTAAAGACTGTGTTTGTAAAATCCACTTTATATTTTCCCGTTGTAATTGTTCGCAAAATATCAAATTGCATATAAAAACGACCATTGGCATCCAAATATGCATTACTTGAACTTAATATCTCACCATTACTCGCATCTGTTATACGTTTATTTATTTCTTGTATATATGCGTTTACATTATAAGACAAATCCGTATTTGGTATATCTATTCTATAGTCATTTGTGCTTACATCATATCCAGGTTCTATATTTTTCAAATAAATATATGGAGATGTTTTTATAGCAAATTTATCTGTTTGCTGAACTAATGGTGGTATTTCTGAATATATATCATTTAATACTACCGTCTTATCAATAAATTTAAAACACGATGTTGTTCCCGTCCAAATCAGTTCCGGTGTATCTTCACTTATAGTTTCATTTGGAAATTTTACACGTATTTTTGAATTCGCTACGTTGTTTGTTGTCATTCGATTCGGTTTTATATGTAGTTTAAAGTATGAATTGGTTTCTTTGTCTATGCGTTCTACTCTTGATTCGTCGTTCAAATATTGGTTTTCACTTATTACTTTGTTTATATTATTAAAAATCGCAGCACGTGTATATTTCAAACCCATTGTTAATGATAATGTTACCGGTATTGATAATTCTAATACTTCCGCTGTGCTATTGGGAACTCTTATGAATTTCTCTACAATAAATGAATTGTTCGCACTCGTTATTTTATATCTAAATGAATCTTTTGCACTTGTTAGCGGTAAAGCGTTTTCACCATCTAAATCGAAAAAATTGTAAGAAACATCTTTAAAACCTAAAAAACTTGGAATACTTTGGGAACGATTTACAAAATAATCTATATCATTTGGCGGTTCAGGTGTAGTCCATCCCGGAAAGTTCAAATAATAACTTGTTTCATTATATTGTTTATAAATTTCCGTATTTGTCGTAATTAATGAACTGTATTTATTATATTCCATTGCTGTAGCACCAAAATCTACATCAGTATATGTATTCTTCACTGTTGTTATACTGTCATTGATGGCATCTGATAATTCCGATGGTGAATAATTTCCCGGCGTTATTTCTATTTGGTAATCATGGTTACCATTATCTATTCCCGGCACGTTTCCCTTTAATATAAAAAAATTACTTCCAAAACTAGAATTTATAGTCCACCATACATAAGGTATTTCTACCGAATATAATTTCATCGATACCACATCTTTTATCGGTTCTGATAAATTCAAGGTGAAATCCGTAGATAAACTTCGCTTGTCTTGTCTGTATTGACTATCTATAGTTACTACTCGTCTTACCGTTTGCTGTAATAATGGATTCAACTGTCCTTTCGCATATTCTAAATCTTTGGTATAATTCATTACTTTATCCATTCGTTCTTTACTTGGTGCCAAATATTTATCACTGGCTAAGTTCCCCATGATGTCCTCATTTGTTGGTTCATTTGTCAAATCAATTATTTCTTCGCCTTCCTCACCATCAATCCCTTCTATTATATTCTCATCTTCATCATCACTTGTTTCGAAAAAATGTTTATAGATATCATCAAAAAAGGTGGCTAATATTTCAGAATCCTCATTCTCTATACCCTTGTATTTATTTATTTGTTGTACTATTTTCGCCTCTAATTCACGGTCAGTTGGACTTGTTAAATCTAATATTTCGAATAATTCTTTATCTGTATAACTATTTACGTCGTATATATCCTTTTTATTTTGTTTATCTTCCATATATACTTATAAATACAACTTCTATATACTATTCACGCTATTTATTTGTTTCATTTACTAATAAACGTTCTTTAAACATATTTCCTATGTATTTTATCAAATCCAATTGTTTTGACAGTGTAAATAATAACTCCGTTGGAAAACTTTTTAAACCTTGACCTCGTTTCATATGTTTATTTCCTCGAAAACATAATATATCGAATATCTTCATAACTAAATCTTCTTCTTCTGTCATTTCGCTACGGTCTATACGCGTCTTTCCTATAAATGAATATCTATTATAATTCCCTTTCGAATATACGTTCAACTTACCATTTACTGATTGATTTCGAATCAATCCTATTCCGATTATTTTATTTGTATCATTATTCATTTCCAATATAAATATGTTCGTGTCTATCATTATTGATTTAGATATAGGGTCCGGCGAACAATATATACAACCTATATTCTTATGCTTCTCCCTATATAGCTCATTTTCTCGCCACGTTGATTTCGTAAAACGACTTGTTAATATGTGATTTCTCATATTTTTCTTGAATTGTCGTAATTGTTTTCTATGTATTTGACTCGTCGTTGATATTTCCGTTGTCATTTTGTTCTATTTGTTCTTGCTATCTAATTACTTTGTATTTAATCAATTTTTTGGTTTGATTTCTCTTTTTTTTTTCTGCGTATAATCATATTATGATGTATTCAGATATTTCTAATTCTAGTATTAGTGTCTCTACTATTGACCCTATACTGTTAGAATCGAATCAATCTACATCATCCGATGATACCAATAGTAACTCCGACGATAGCAATAATCTATCTAAACCGGTTATTATTAAAGTCAACAGCACTATACCCCTACATACTGATAATATTGAAAATGAACCCTCCTTACAATCCTATACTGATAACCATTTTGTTACCTTATCCAATCGAGACCTTGATAAATTAAATAATAATGACCTGTTTTTTAATCCGGATTTTTCTAATTCGGGTAGCAATAGCCCCGTTCTTTCAACGTTAGATAGCAATCACGCAAGTAATAATAATAGCGACGATGAACGTGATGATAACACCAGCGAGAAATATAATAACACCGCCACATCACACAATAATAAAGACAAATACACAAAACTCAATACAAACGACATCGAAAAATATGTTAAAAAATATTATACCAATTACCTCGTCGATAAATATGCCAATGAACTCGATATTTTGACTACCTTTATTCGAGGACAAAAAAATTTATACGAACAATGCAGAAATATTACCCAACAGAAACTTACCTTGTTGGTATTTCCCGCTATTACGATTGCTGCTTGTGTCACCATTATTTCACCCTTTATTGAATGCGATTCTATTAATACCAATATCATTACCGCTCTTAATGCAGTTGTCACCTTATTTATTTCATTAGTTGGACTTTTAAATCTTGAATCTTCCTGTGAAAAATATCTCATACTCGCATCCTTATTCGATAATGTTGAAACAAACCTCGAACTCGCTAGCACAAAATTAATGGTTATGAAAAAAGAAAAAGATATATCCGACTTGATTATTCAAAAATTCAATGAAGTTGAAGATAAAATCTCGGAATATAAACTCATTACCCAAATACTTGTGTTACCCGAAATTAAATCATTGTTCCCCATTATTTCACACGTCAACGTTTTTTCTTTTATTAAAAAAACCGAACTTATGAAAAGAGGACTTGTCGAAAAATTACGGGATGTTAAAAATGAAATCTATTATATTCAATATAAATTTCAACGTAGAGAACAAATTCATAAACTTAAAATGTCTGCTTCACATAATAATACAACCCAAGTGTCTATTGAAAAAAACAACCCCGAATATAAACGGGAACAAGCTCGATTAAATCAACTTTATCAACTCAAAACGAATATTACCAACGAAATTGTTGAACTTCAAAACGCATATACCATTATGGATACCATCTTTTATAGAGAAATCTCTCTTGCCGAAAAAAAACAAAACAAATGGTGGTTTTGTCTATTTTGTTTCTATTTTAGTAAATCCTATGATAATGAAACCTATATGAATGACCTCATACAAAATCTTTCACCTAGTCTTAGAGAATTGATTACCTATTAATTTATTTTTAACGTGCCGGACATATTTTCCAATACCATGGCATATCATATACCAAATTTACCTTTCCTAATTCATTCATGTGTTCCAACATTTCGGTTGCTTTACTATTCTTCGTATTCCATCTTATTTTTATAATTACCCTTTTATGCTGCGGGTCTTTATAAAGTGGAAATTCATTTAACTTCTCTACTGAACCTATCTTCATATTGTAAATAATATCCGCTATATATTTCTTTGAAATATTCAAATCTACACGTGGTATACATATTGTTGTTGTTGTCATTTTAGTTTTGTATGTATCTTTTATAAAATTGATGAAAATCAATTTTATAAAAATTGGTATCCCCCCATTTAAACCCACTATGTAGGTTGCTGTTTCGGTTAAAATTCTAATAATTAACAATTATGGTGTATAATTTATATACTTATTAGTTTTTTATTTTTGCTGTTCCGAAACATATTTTATATGTTTTTACCTTTAAATTCCTTTTTCTTATAATAAAATTAGTTTAAAAATGTATATTTTTTTATTTCCATATTCAAAATAATGTCTATTCACGATATTTTAGACGATTCTTGGCTTCAAGAACAACAGAAAATTCAAGACATAAAACACAATTATTGTAAAGAATCTATGGATATGATTTCTGTTTATTCCATTTTTATTAATAATGATAAAAACATTGATAAAATTGTTAATTCCGAAATTACTCTCTCTTCCAACAACAATGATAACAAATACATACCAAAGGAAACTTTACTACACCTTATTCAGAAAAACAAAGAATACAATACCAACAATAACAAATCCACATACAAACTTCTTGATATTGCTTCCTTTTTTGTTACTATAGAACCCGAATACATACAATCCTTTTCCAAATCTAACGATACATCCTTCTCAAATGATTTTTTCAAATTTCATCCTTCCGTTGATGATATTATTGTCCCACAATCCATTTTTATATTCCATAAAGTCAATGCCATCTTTATTACCTTCCAAGAATGCATTCAAAAATCCAATAAATATACCATCAAATCCATCTTAAAAACGAAACCCAATAAAAATACCAAGTTCTCTAACACCAAAAAAGTCCAAATTAAAACACAATTCAATGAATCTTATAATAATTCCTATGTTAAACACAAAAAAACACGCAGAAACGTCCGGTAAATGGAAATTTATGTCATTGTTCTCTATCCTACAATAAAAATGATATAGATATATTAATTTATTATCAATATATCTGAATATGGATTATATCGACTTCCCACCATTGCCTAACAACTATAATTATGATGATTTTTTTCGAGATGAACTCGTTTATTTCCACTTTCATTCTACACGTGCCAAAAATTATACCGATTTTTGCTACTTTTCCAACCGGTTTGACAATGTTCTCGATGTTTTGAAAAAACAATTACATCTTAATCCTCAAAACAATCTTCCTTATTTACAATTGTTCTATAAACTCATTGCCAATACCAGAGATATTCATTCCGGCAAAGGTGAGCGGGATTTCTCCTATATGATGCTGTGGAAACTATACAAGTATTTTCCCTCACTTTCTACTTATCTTTTATATCGATTTGTTAAACAAGTTCCAAACCAACCTTATACTTACGGCTGTTGGAAAGACATTAAATATTTCTGTGATTTCATTTACTCCCATAGTTCGAAAAAGGAAAATGACCCCCTCATTACTATTTGTGTTGAACTTATTAATACACAACTTAAAGATGACTTGCAAACTTGGAAATTCTCCGAACACGCTATGGACCCTCGGTTTATATCCAATGTCGCAAAATGGATTCCCCGTGAAAATAAAAAATTCAGTTGGCTTTTTGATTTGTTAGCTATCCACTGGGGCGTTACTAACCATCCGCATATTATGAATACCGCCAACAATATTAATTCGCAAATTAAAGCTTCTAATAAATACAAGCTATTGTATAGAAAAAATGTTTCTTACATGAATAAAGCCATTGACCCACTCGAAATTAAATTATGCGCCAATCGTATCCATTTAATTGAACCTAGTAATATTACCCTTTGTAATATGGATAAACATAAACACATCATTTTTAATGATTCCGATAATCCACACAAGATTTCGTGTAGCCAAAGGATTAAGGACTATATTATTCACAAATATTCCAATTGTAAACACGATATTAGCAACTTTTATAAATATAATACCTCTTCTTCTCTACCCATTTATTACTATGTCAAAAATGCTATTTCGTTTATTGAAAAATATGACTGCGCCGATAACTCCGAATATCAGATTCTAAACAAACAATGGGCTTATCTTTCCGACTACATTTTTGATAACAATGTCGACAATTTTATATTACCTATTATTGATATTTCTTCTTCTATGAGGAAACACGATGATGACCCTTTTTATGCTGCCATCGGTTATGCCATTCTATTATCCCAACATAGTTTTCTTCATAACAGAATTCTTGCTATTGACAATGTTCCGATTTGGATTAAATTCGAACCAAATATGACCTTTATTCAAAAGGTTAAGGTTACTATACAGAATATTTCATCTCTGTATTCTACCGAGTCGTCTTATACAGATGCTTTTCACTTTATTGGACGCTCTCTTCTTCATAATAATCTCTCTTATAATGACATTGAAAAATTACAATTTGTCGTCTTCTCTACGTTTTCACAATTCAAAGAACACGATGCTAACATATACGACCTTATTACCGATACGTTATCGTCTTATACTAAAGCCAGACCATATATTACCTTTTGGAATCTATCCAAATATGATAACATCGTAATTCCTTCTTCCGCTAATCAAGCTAAAACCAAATTGCTATCTGGCTTCTCTTCACATCTTGTAGACCATTTACCTATTCATTCGAATATCGAATATTATACGCCCTATACATCTATGTGTAAAATACTGAATCGTTATCAATACAATGTCCTCGATGAATATATTCACAATATTATTGTATGAAACCTATATTGGTGGATTTGATAATGGTTTTATAAATGTTTTATAATTATATAAAGACTTTTATTAAGATTTATATAATACTATGCCGAAAACGGAAATTGATTACTCAAATACTATATTTTACAAAATTTATTGTAAAGATGAATCCATTAACGAACTTTATATAGGTCATACTACGAACTTCGTTCAACGCAAACACGCACACAAAAATAGCTGTAACAATGAAAAATCTCCTTGCTACCCTCTCAAAGTATATAAAACGATTCGTGAAAATGGCGGCTGGAACAATTGGACTATGGATATTATCGCATTCCATAACTGTAAAGATAGTTACGAAGCACGCAAAACCGAACAGGAATACTATGATAAACTAGGTGCTACTCTTAACAGCATTCAACCTCTTCCTCCCAGAAAATCCGTAGCTACTGTTACCATCCAAGAACAAACGAATCCAAAGGTATTTGATGGAACTTCTTTTAAATATAGATGCGAAAAGTGTGATTTCAATACAACTAAACACAGTAATTATATTGTTCATTTAAATACTAGAAAGCATAAAAAGGTTACAAATGGTGACAATAGTTTAGAAAGTAATTATAAATGTCAATGTGGAAAACAATACTTTTACCGTCAAGGATTATACCGTCATAAGAAAAATTGTAATAATAATACTGAAGACAAAGAGAATAATACCAACATTGACAAATATGAAATGTTAATAGAGATGTTAATGAAAGAAAACCAAGAATTCAAACAATTACTAATAGACCAAAGCAACAAAATAGCAGACCAAAGCAACAAAATGGCAGACCAAAGCAACAAAATAGCAGACCAAAGCACAAAGATTATGGAATTGATATGTAAATTAAACAATAAATAATTTACGCAAAAACTGAATTATAAATTCAAGAAAAAAGTTGGGCGAAGATTTGGAAATTGGACATTTTTAAAATGTCCATTTTCATTTTCTCGAAGATTAAATTTATAAATAGTGTATTTTTTGGGTGGTTCTTACCAGAATGCTTTTATTTTCATTTTTTATTGTAAAAAACTGTTACCATAAAAAATTAAGTATATTATGCTGAAAATGATATAGGTACTAAATCTATTAGTATTATATACTAATATGACTAATAGATTTAGTACAAAAATAGGGTCTGAAAGTACGACTAAATATATTTGTGAACTATGTGACTATTCTACGTGTAGAAATAGTCACTACGAAAGACATTTACGCACTAGTAAACATATAAAACTAACGAATCCTAACGAATTAAGTACAGAAAGTACAAAGACTTATATATGCGCATGTGGAAAAGAATATAAACATATGTCTAGCTTATGTAAACACAAAAAGGAATGTAATTATAAAGAAAATACCGATAATACATACAGTGACAATGATAATATACGTATTAATAAAGAAGATACAAACGTAGGAGAAAAGTATGAAATGATAATACAAATGTTAATGAAAGAGAACCAAGAATTTAAGCAATTGATAATAGACCAAAACGAAAAGATGATGGAAATGGCTGGAAATATGGGTAACAATCATCATAATACAACAACAAACAGCCACAATAAGTTCAATCTCAACGTATTCCTCAACGAACAATGTAAAGACGCAATGACCTTGAAAGATTTCGTTAAGAATATGGAAATATCAATGGACGAGTTCATACAAACAGGTGAAATAGGATTTGTAGATGGATTGACACAAACTATAATCAAACGCATTAACGATATGGATCTTTATGATAGACCAATTCATTGTACGGATTTAAAACGTGAAACAGTATACATTAAGGACGAAGAGAAATGGGAAAAAGACCCCAATAAAGAGAAATTACGAAAGGCAATTAAAGGCGTGGCATACAAAAATGAACGAATACGTCCAATTTGGTATGAAAATACACCAGACGCAGCGGTCCTTGGGACACAAGATTGCGAAAAGTTCTTTAAATATTCAGCAGCAGCACTTGGTGGCGCAAGCACAGAACAACATAGGACTTTTGAAGATAAAGTAATGAAAAACATTCTCAAAGAGGTCACTATTGATAAACAGATGAACTGAAAGAATAATATTATATTTTACATAATATTATTGAAAAATCCTATGAAATAATTTGCGTTATTACCGTAAAGCTTCATATACCTTGGTTTCTCTTTGTAAATTATTTTGCATTGTGGTTAATATATTCTTTTTTATCATATTCTTTTTTTCTTTGCTTAATAGAACGCCATCTAATAATTTCATCAGTTTTTTATTTTCACTGGAACTTACATTTGTAAAAATTGTATTTACTTTCTCTATAATCTTGCTACTATTATCACGTTCATCTGGTCTTGATAATATTATATCTTCCAGTATTTTTTTATAGGAACGCCATTTTGGTAAGTCCATATTTGTGTTTTTTAATTCCAATACTTCGATTATTTGTAAATAGGTAGCAGATAAAGCGTAACTGTCCCAGGTGGATACGTTTTCTAACAAACTTTCGGCTACTTCCGCCCATTTCTTGCCGATAAACCCATTGAAATAATCGTGTAGTTTTTTGTTATATTCGCCTCTTTGTTTTTCGGATAATAAATCGGTCATCACAGTATTTTTTTTAATGAAATCGGTAATTACTTTGGTTATTTTCTCCTTGGTTACCATTCCATCTTGCCACTTTACGGCTTTCTTTTCTTCATAATCTAAAAATCCTAACATACCAGGAGGAATAATTTCCGATTCTAATTCATTCGCCATATACGTTAACATACAGATATCAATACACCAAGGTCCGTAATCAGGTCCATAAACAAAAAACGTATCTTTATAATTGTTTTTATTCAAGTCTGTAATTTCAGATGACAAACCAAAATCAATTATAATTGGATTTTTTGTATTATCGTCAATCATTATATTGTTTTCTTTAACATCCATATGGACTATTCCAGCAGCATTTAATTTATCAAAACCCACTAGTAGATTTTTGTAAGTGTCAACTAATATACGTATTAACTGTTTGGGATTTCTATCAACTGTATTTAAAATGTATTTTGATAAGGTATCTTTTCCTACATATCTTAATTTATTTGATTCATACTCCATAGTATCGTCTTCATTTATAAACTCGCATTTTTTTAGCTTATCTTCTTCCATTTTTGCTAATGATACTTCACATGTCTTTAAAATGGGAGCAAAATAGTCTTTATAATTATCTATCTTCTTTATTTTTTTACCTAATTTTGTTTCTTTTTTTGAAGTAGACGCAATCTTCTGTATTTTCGTTATATATCCTTTCTTTGTTGGACTTCCTTTACAGGTAAAGCCAGGACGAAATATACATCCATAACTTCCTTGACTTATTAAATCTGTCATACTATACTATATAATCACCCTACAATAAAAAAGAACGTGTGGCTCTTTTTATTTTTTTATTGTTCTATAGTTTATTTTTTGTTTTCATTACTTTTGTTATTTATTACTTTTCCAAACTGACCTTGATTTTGTAGAAGCGATTTTTATAAATTTTCTTCAATCTATCCACAGCAGATTGGTTTTGAATACGACGTTCTTCAGCAGTTTCTGCCTTTTCACCGATTAGTTCATCTAACACTTCGGGGTTTTCCTTGATATATACTTCAAAACTTTTGGAAGGTGTAAAATGACTTATAACTTTTTCATTATCATTGATATCTATATTTCCATTTATTTCACGAATTATTTGGACGTCCATTTCTTTCAAAATAGTCTTTGACATACTTTCATACTTCTTACGTGCTACGGGTGTGGTTGTAGGTTTGTGTATCTTTTTACTATAATAATAACGAGAACTTTTATATAATCGGTCCATTATGTCTCCTTCCATTCCTTCTTTTACTAAACGACCTACTTCTTCTTCCAACTTACCTTTGATTTCGTCGTCTTTTATCCAGTTATTCCAAGACTCCTTATAATCTTTACTTTTTTCATATTGATGTTCCTTAGTAAAATCCATTAATAATTCACTTACTTCCTTACTGAACTTATAACGATTTGTCTGTAATTTCAAATTGTTATATTGATTTTTTGTTTCGGTTAGCATTTCCTTATTGGTTTGGATTTTATTTGCGGAGGTTGCTTCACAGGACATTGTTACTTTTGAATAAATTATTTTAATATTAGTTACTTGTTTATATATAATGAAAAAGTTTTCAATTTTTTATATTTCAATGCAACATTGAAATATAAGCGCTCTCTATAGGGATCGAACCTATGGCCTCACGATACATGCTCGCAAATTCTCTTTGCGATTAACAGTCGTACGCTCTAACCGACTGAGCTAAGAGAGCAAATTTATTGGGAAACACACTACCCCTCACACTGGTGATGTTATATACATATTCCACCACCAAACATATACGTCTGTTAATCTTTATATCTATTTATTACAATATATTTTTGTATATGAATTATATTATGAATAGTCCATTTGATAATAACACACATAGTATCCTTTATTTAGAACCTTTTCTGAATACTTTTCATAAAACATATCAGAATATAATCACTCTGGATTCTATTCCGGCGGGACCTTTGGCAGAGTTGGTTACTCCTATTTCCAACAATAAACTTTCGCCATTTCAACAAATGAATTCTATATCTACACAACCGGGGTGTATGAATGTCCTTTTACGATATCCCAAAACATCAATAGGGTCGGTATCATCTATCAAAAATAGCGATTATTTTATGGGTGCCGATGATATTCCTTCTATTTTTTCTTATTTGAGTTCGAATGGGTATACAGTTGATACACAACTCACAAAGATGTTATTTAAAAGTGATGTAGTGAATGGTTCATCACAAAATCGACTATCTGGTAATAAAAAAATGATTTGTATGATACGTTATTCTACTTGATTTTTCTTGATTTTATTATATAGCGATGCCTTCTTATAGTAAATCATTATTCACGAATGATAGTCTTCCTACTAATGAACGTTCATTGATTACCCCAATTACATTATCATTTGCGAGTGCTTTACAGTTTGTTTCCACAGCATCAGCACAAGAATTAGGGTTCTTAACCGTAGCATACCTTGATATTATTCGTTTTATACAAGCGAATTATAGTAGTAAAATCGCAAATCGCCAATATGAAAATATACCTACGGATTATAACCAATTTACTAGTATTGTTTCTACATTGAACGAGATGAGAGCGAAAACTGCTAATAATACGATTCTATTATTACTTCAGATTGCCGAGGATTCGATTCGAGGCGCTTTCAATTCATTAGCAATATATGGTGATAACTTGTTACTTGAAATCGAAAAAGCAGATTTACAAAAACAAGTTCAAGAAATTATTACAGAACAAAACGTTGAAACAACCCAATCTACTATATCTACAAGCACAGTAACCATTACACAAACATTTCAGTTGGCTGCTGTATTCAATTATTATATACGTATTTATGGTTCTCCGGTTGTAGGGGAAGGTTTTGACCCAGTTAAAATCGCTTTCCTTATTTATATTTTAGAAGAAAATGGCATTGACCCTTATTCTTAAAAATTGATTTTTTATTGTTATTTTAATATTATCAAAATAATAATGTCATCTCCTTATTGTAAAACTTGCCATAATGCTGGCAAATCGTATACGGAATATACTAATCATTGGACGAGGGATAAACCCGGACCCGATGGAACTATAATTTGTCCTACTATTTTGAATTCTCTTTGTTCTTATTGTAATGAAGTAGGTCATTGGAAAAAGTATTGTCCTGCCCTTATACGTAATAAAAATTATTACGCCAGTAATAAAAATACCTGGGCGAATAGACTTAAGAAACCGGTTCCACGTTCTACTCCCAATTTACCTTTGGTTGCTCCATCTAAACACGATTCGAATATAAATACTGATATTGATGTTTCGGTTACACCACCAAGTGAAGATAATACCAGACCCCCATCTCCAGATTATCCACCACCGGCGGTTTATCCACGTCCGGGTATTGATTTTGAAATATTATACTATTAAAATAAAGTTATCATAATACAAAATAGATATAAATATATTTTCATAGTATCTATATCTCTTTTTTATTATGATAACTAGAACTAACGTTTGCTCTTTTTTGAAGCGGGCATATTCATCTACGTCCGTTTTGTTGAAAACTAAAAAGACGAATAAACTCCACAATGAATTATTAGAAAAGACATTTCATCAAAAGATTACTTCCTATAATCCCAAATCAGAATTACAAAGCAAATATGTATGTGCTTTGAATGATGATGATTCGCCGATTGTCATTTCCTTGGGTCCGGCTGGATGTGGAAAGACGTTTTTTGCGTGTATTTCCGCAATTCATTCTTTAAAGAAGGGTATTACAAACAAGATTGTTATTACTCGCCCGGTTGTCCCTGTTGAAAATGAAGATATTGGATTCCTACCCGGGGATATTCAGCATAAAATGGACCCTTGGACTCGACCTATTTTCGATATTTTTTCCGAATTCTTTTCACAAAAAGAAATAAAAAGTATGATTTCGAATAGAGTTATTGAAATTTCTCCATTGGCTTATATGCGAGGAAGGACTTTTAAAGACACTTTTATTATTGCGGATGAAATGCAGAACTCTACCCCCTCACAGATGCTTATGTTATCTACCAGAATTGGCGAGAATTCAAAACTCGTTATTACTGGAGATCTTAAACAAAGTGACCGCAATAATCAAAATGGATTGTTTGATATTATTCAGAAAATTAAATCATATTCTGCTTCCAAAAATAATATAAATATTTCTATGATTGAAATGGATATACACGACGTTCAACGTTCTCCAATTGTGAAACAAATTATAGACATTTATAGTTTTAAAGAAGAAAATAAGACTATGAACCCACCACGTAAATATTCTACCAATACTGCTATTGATTTTCATGATATTACAAAGTATTATTCACCAAGCACATATTCAATTACTAGTTATAGACCCTGGACGTTGGATGTTAAATAAATAATTTTTAAAATCATATAAAACATTGTTTTTATTACTATATATCATTATGTCTACTAACCATTCTAATTTACTTACGTGTAAATGTGGCAAAACATACAAAACGAAACAACCTTATATTAAACATATGCATAAATGCCAAGCCAATTCCGATAATACGGATAATACTGATACCGCATCTACGGTTTCCGATGATGATAATGATAATGACAATGACAATACCAATGAAGAGCCTCCACGGATTAATAGGAGTTTGGCACCAGATGCTGAATACTTGGCACAAATAGATAATGATATGAGAAATGACCTTCAAGATTTTATGAATACGAAAGGACCTTACCCCGTTAAGGAACCTCTCGAAGGTGAAAATATTACAGTCAATACTCTTGTTATTGAGACACTTTTAAAAACGGTTTTATCACAAGTATTGTTACATCATCATAAACATACTCAAAGTATTGCGGAACAAAACGCAAAACTCATCGAAGAAAATAAAATGCTTCTGCGTATGGTGAGAACTCTTGTTTATAACAAAAATAATATTAAATTTGAAGTTGATATTGAAAGTGATAATAATAGCGATAATAATAGTAATCAAGATATGAACGACGATGTTGATAATAATGACGATGATAACAGCAATACATCGAATGATGGCTTTTGAATAAAAAAATAATAAGTGGCATTACTTCCATTTATTATTTTTTGATTTTTTGACTGTTTATTTTTTTGTAACATATTTTTTAAAGTTATACTTTCTCTTACATGGTAACTTACCTAATCCTGGATTCTCTTCTACGAAAGGTCTTGTTGTATTCGACATTTTATGATATATTCTATCTACGTATATATCACCAACCGTATTATCATCATACATAAAATCATTTTTTATATGTTCGATTAACAACTCTTGGATTTTTGAATACATTTTCCATTCTTATAATTTGCTTGTAAAATATTTATATACTAATATTTGGGGTTTTGTTTTTCAATTTTGTAGAATTATAGGTAAATCGTTACGAACAAAATTACATTCACCTTCTTTATTCCATTCTACTTGAAGTGTTTTTATTTCTACACCGCATTTCCACGCATCTATTACTGCTTCCTTATATACCAAATCGATATTTGATGGTTGAAACTGTTTTACATCTGTCCTCTGAATGATAAAACATAATATTGCCCTTTTTTCACTTGTTGCTACGATTTCTTTTAATTCGTTTATATGTTTCAATGCTCTTGGACTTACCACATCTGTGCTATTCTTTCTGTATCCGTCTGGAAAATATGATATTTTTTCATCTTGCTTTGCTTCTTCTATTTCCTTTTTGTAATTCTTCTTCTCTTTCTTGGGGACATCTACGTAATCTGCTAAGGGAACGCTTTTGATTTCCATCACAAATTCACGTCCGTTTTCATCTATTCCTGTAAAATCAAATCGGGAATTCATTAATTTGGTTTCTCTTCTATACGATTGTATGTTTATCAAACCTTCTACGCAGTTCTTTTGAAGACATAATTCGGCGATGGTTTCTCCTAGTTTGGGATTTATACCTATGATTATTTCTCGTTCTGGATTTCGGTCTTCAGTCAATATTGCTAATTCTACACGATGAGAACATTTGGTTTTTCCACTTGTTAATTCTGATAATATCACTTTCTTACCTTTCTCTGCTAATCCACAACAACCCAATGAAGGTGAATGACACAGGTCTTCCTCTTCATTATCTTCTATTTTTATGTCCGCCACATAAGGCGTCTTACATACCTTTGATGGACGACTTGTTATCAAACCCTCTTTCACGCCACTTAAACTGAAAAGATACATTGTTGTTGTTATTGTTGTTGTTATTTATTTACTTATATTTAACTATAATATTTTGTTTATCAATTTTATAGCAGTATGAAATGGGATTTTACTAAGTGGCCTTTTGAATGGTCCTATCATAGTGACGATAATATTATTTCTTCTTATTACCCTATTTATGATGAACCCGATGATAAACCGGATAAATCTTGGTCTTCATACATTTGTAGTTTCTTTTGTTGCTTTTCAAAATAATTATGTTTTTATATTCTATATTATGGACTCTGTTAGTTCCCATCAATTTCATATGTATTTCCATAGCACTATACGTAATATTGGTGTATACACTACATTAGCATATGGTTCTTTAGCTTATTCACGAGCATATAGAGGACAAAATTCCATTTATGATGTTGTTCTCATTTTTATTAGTATCGCATTTATTGCTATTGCTTTCTTTATTAATTACATGTTACATCAGGATATTCAGTCTTTCATTCTTAAAAACAAGGATACTGAAGCACAACAATTACTACATATTTCACAAGCCATTTTTGGCATTCATACTATTCTCGTCTTACTTGGGTTCTTTACTTTTTTACGTTCTATAAATATGGTTTAAAATAATAGCGTTTTCCATACTTCGGCACGGTTTTTCCAACTACACCGTTCAGCATATTCTTTCCCTTTTGTTCTCATTTCTCGTTTTGTTTCTTCTGTTAGATTCAATAATACATCTATTTCATCACCCTCTTGTACTTGTATTCCATATTTATCTATTGTATATGGCAAACCTGCTTCTGGATAATATATACAAATCACTTCACTCATTAACATTTCCAATGATACAATACAAGACGTTTCTTGGAAATTATTACACGTGTATAACCAATATTCCGCTTTGTTTGTTTCTTCATACATTAATTCGGGACTTAGTTTACCCAAATAACGAATACTATTATCACTATCTATTTTCCTTTTTAGTTCTTCTTCCCTTTCGTTTGTAGGGAATGGGGTATATGTCGAAATATGTAATGTCGCATCTGGTATTTTCTTTAAAATACTCGACCATAGTTCTATCAATCTGAATAATCCTCTCTCCGGACATGATGTATAAACGAATCTATTTTTTATCTTTTCTACATTTCTTCGGATTTTATCTGGTATAATACCATTATTTATTATGGATATTTTGTTTTTCAATACTGGATATATCTCCGCATATTTATCTTTATGCCATTTTGTTAAGCATACGACTCCATTGATATAATTATCCCATTTTTTTAGAATTATATCACTTTCCATATTACTACCATAAGGTAATAAATACGTGTCATGAGCCCAGATATAAGACCTATAAAACGAACATTCTTTAAACATTTCATAAAACGCAATATATCTCGATACGATTACAGTATGAAATGGTATTTTTGTAATTAAATCATCCAGATTACATAAATGAATGTATTGAATGTTTTCCATTGTTTCTTCTTCTACATCCCCCGAAATATATATATTGTATTCTTTCGGTAAATATTGTGTTATATATGCTACTGCGGTTTCTGAACCACCCAATCCTTTTTTTAACATTGTCGTGTAATTCCATTTATCATAAGCGAATCCGGTATAAATTAATATGTTTTTTGAATTCATACATTCTTCTTTTGAAAATTTACTCGGTTTCATTGTTACAGCATTTAAAGTATATTTATTTGTATTTATTCCGTTTATACTATACACGTTGCTAGATAAGAAATCATATGTCGATAAATGATACCCAGACCTGTGTAAAAACTCCATATATTCATTTGCCAAATTTATAAAGTATGTCCGATTTTCTTGAATATAAGGCAGATAAAATTGTAAATTATAAATAACATTTCGTATATACCATTCATTTATCATTTTTTGCTTTTTTATAAAAATTATCTCATACATTTTAAGACCACACTTTCGATCTTTTATTCTGTCAGCAATAATAATCATATAGTATGGAACGTAAAAATTATATCGATTCGGGTCGGCAAACTGCTTTGTTGATAAATTCATTGTTAAATAATTATTTTCATAGGAATCTTTTACTATTAAATAATAATTATACGCCACAGTATACATATCATTACAACAATAATGCACTAATAATTCATATAAACAATCTACACGCTCGGGGTCATATTTGAAACTCTCTACCAAATAGTAGATTCCCGTCTCCTTTTCGTTTATTTTATTATAACAATCATATAGATTTTTACAAGCATCGTATTTTTCTTGACACCATTGTTTCTCGTGACTCAATACGATTTTATACCATTTTATTGCTTCTTTGGGATTTCCGTGATCTCGGTAACTATTCGCACAATAATATGAATAACGCATATATAAGTCGTCGTTTTCACTTTTCGCTTTCTTATATTCAGACTCTAATAGTAAAGCATCTTTTAAGTATTTATTTGGGTCATTGCTACGAGAACCACTTCTACCCTATACTACATAATAATCTCCTTCCAATGTTGTTAGACCCAATGTTGGTTCTAAACAAGATAAATATTCGTGTATTACTGAAAAAAAGGCAAACTTTTTATGATTGTTTATTAATAAACTACGAGCATATGTTATATCCTCATGAGAACCTATTTTTATTCTATATTCATCATACTCCACCTTAGTAGGCATTACTATATTTCCTTCTATTTTATCATCAGCATCAAATATAAATAACAAATCGGTTTTTTTGTAAGCACGTTTTAACGCTAATGAACGATTGTGAGCGAAATTTTTCCATTCGTCTATATATAGTTCTCCTCTTATACCTTTTGTTTCGAAGAATTCCTTTATTATTTCTTTTGTGTTATCACTCGAACCCGTGTCACATATTACCCAATAGCTAAAATGGATTTTTTCACACAAGTTCTCTAATGTCCTGCGTATTATACTTGATTCGTCTTTTACAATCATATTTAAACATACTGTTGGACTATTCATTATTATTTATAGTAACTATTATTATCTCTATATTGATTTTTTTCATAACACATCGAGAACATTGACATAAAATGATGATTTTCCTCCGTTATTGACGATATTACATTAAATCTTACAATAAATCTTACAATAATACATTTGACACGATAAAAACATACTTTCACTTTTTGTCATTTTCGTTTTACACCTTTTATAACCAAATTTTTATAGAAACATCGAGAACATTGACATAAAATGTATAAAAGATACCCGTATTTATACATTTTTTTGACACTTATCAAAAACATTGAGAACATTTCGCAACAATATAAAGTTTGATTGTTATATTATAATAGATTATGTCGGATTTTTCTTATTTTTCCAAGAATATTACTCAACAATTCACCCAAAACGAAAAGAAATCCGATGGTATTTTCTTTACACCACCCAATATTATTACAAATATTATCGAACGTATCAAATTAATACCGGATTTCTTGGTTCGCAGCATATTAGAACCTTCTTGCGGTTCTGGTGAATTTTTTCATTATTTAAATAATAACTTCGAGAACATTGACATAACTGGAATCGAAAAAAATACACGTATTTACGAACAAATTCAACACAAATTCATCGAGAACAATAACATTTCGATTTTCCATAGAGACTTTCTACAATGGGATTTAATTAATGAGAACAAATTCGATTTAATTATTGGTAATCCGCCCTATTTTGTTGTTAGCAAATCCGAGGTTGATGAAAGTTTTTACGATCTTATTGATGGAAGACCTAATATTTTCGTTCTTTTTCTTATTCACGCTTTACAAAAACTACAAGACAATGGTGTATTAGCATTCGTTCTTCCTCTTAACTTTATTAATTGTATTTATTATTCCAAAATTCGAAAACATATATATGAGAACTTTGCCATTATTGATATTCTTGAATGTAATGACGATAACTTTATGGATACCAAACAAGATACTATTGTGTTTATTTTACAAAAGAAACTTGATAAAAGTGAGAACAATCGATTTGCTTTATTGAAAAATAACGATATTGTTTTCAATACACCCTCCAAAATTGACCTCATTAGTAACCTCTATCACGGTGCGGTATCACTTTATTCTATGGGATTTGATGTAAAAGTTGGAACAGTGGTTTGGAATCAATGTAAAGATATATTGACTGATGATGATACCAAAACTCGTCTTATTTATAGCGGGGATATCAAAAATAATTCTTTAGATTTGGTTAATTATAAGGACCCCTCCAAAAAGAATTATATTATGAAAGACGGACATACCGGACCTATGTTACTTTTGAATAGGGGATATGGTAAAGGAAAATATACATTTTCATATTGTTTGGTTGATATGGATACGCCCTATTTGATTGAGAACCACGTTATTTCGATTCGCTTCCGTGGTTCTATTTCTAGAGAACAATTATTAGAAAATTATAATAAAGTAATTCAGTCTTTTTGTAATGAAAAAACGAAGACCTTTGTTGAATTGTATTTTGGAAATAATGCTATTAATACTACCGAATTAAAACACGTTCTACCTATTTATGTGTAAATGTTTATACTTCAATAAATTTAAAAAGATTTTGTCAAATAGTTATTATGGAATCATATATACCTATATTTATTATCGTTCATAATCAATTTGAAATATTAAAAAAAACTGTTGCGTCTTATGAAAAATATATTAAAACGCCATTTCAAATTGTATATCATAATGTTGCTACTACATATGAACCTACACTATTGTTTTTGAAAGAACAAGAACAAATTGGACGAATTGTATATACTACAACAGTCAACGATCATCATACGGTTATACAGACCATTGATGATTATTATAAGAAACACCCTGAATGCGAATACTATGTTATGACTGACCCGGATATTGAATTAGATAACGTAAATGGAGATATATTAGAACTTTATATACATACATTGAAAGATACACACGCAGTTAGTGTTGGACCGATGTTAAGAATTGATGATATACCAGATTATTATCCTAGAAAGGAACTTGCCATATGGAGTCATACTCATCAGTTTTGGGACCCATCTATACCAAAATATCAAATTTCTTTTAATGGGAACGTATACCTATTTATTGTATGTAATACAGATACTACGTTTCAATTATGTTCTTTTAAAAATAGACCAAAGACTTTTCCTCACGCTAATTCTATACGATTTTTTTCTCCATATTCGGCACGTCATTTGGATTGGTATATTGACCCTAATAATCTTACTCCTTGTCAAAAATATTATCAAGATACTACGACTAATATATCACATTGGAATAAAAAACTATGGGAAGAAGAATGGAATGGAAAAAAAATACCGGAATTATAGGTATATTTACTATTGTATTATTATTGTAAAATTTAAACATATGATATTATAACTATGATTTACATAATTATAATATGAACGCAAAACACGTTATCCAAGTTTTTAAATCTGCTTTTATCCATAAACCTCCAAAAACACCCTTGGGAAGATGGACTATACATGATAATCTTTTACATACCAAACTTAAAATCAATTATGCTAACGAAGACCACTGTGGAACTTGTGCCGAATATGTTATTCAAAAACAACAATCTAATAAAATGAATGAGGAAAATGAAGAACTATACCAATTTATGATTGGGGTTGAGTCATTACCAGATAGTTCTATACGCAAATTATAAAAATGTTATTATTCTCTTTCAATACTTTATCATATCATATCCAAATAATTCAAAATCTTTTTTAAACATTACATTGATTAACCTGATACTGTCTTTATTTAAATAGTTCATATAGGTATTTGATTCAGATAGTCCTTCATAATCAGTAAATCCATAATTACGCAATTCTTCTGTTAGTTTCTCCATCTTCAAAATGGTTATAGTTGGAATTAGTTTCTCATTCTCATCTGTTACAAATTTATATTGAGGAATATTGTGATTATCTAAATCGTCTCTTTGGAAATAGTTATGACGAATCGTGTAATAAATTTCTTCTTGGCTATCTTTTTTATCATTAAACTTCAACCAAAATATATCACTTACAATGCGGTCGTATGGGTTACGTACAAAGGCTAATTTTTTTAAATTTTCATCAAACCTTATGTTTAACATATTTTGTAATATGTCTCGATATCTATAGAGCGTTTGGTATGTTTGATGTTGTAATGATACTTTTTGTAACTCTGGATCATCTATAACTATATGAGTTTTTTCTTTTCCGTGTAATGTTATTGTTGCCTTATCAAACATATATGTTTCAAATGAAGTTCCGCCTGTCTTTGGAATATGTATGAATAGTAAATTATATTCTGGAATATATGGCATATATATATATTTTTATCGTATTTATTTATATTCTTTGATACGTCGTTATATATTTTACCTAATTAGTTTGCATATTACATTTCGAGCAATATCTATAGGTATCGCCATAAGGTCCATCTTCACTTTCAGTTATCCAATCGTGACCTCCTGTGCTATAACAAAATAGATGCTTGCTTTTTGTTAATCTTACTATATTTGAATCTATATTGTTTATCATTTTCTTATATTCATCCTTTTCTTTTTGTAATTGTTGTATATCTTCATTATATTGTTTTATAGTATCCATTTTGTTTATTTTATTTGTATCCATCTAAATCATTATAAAATATTATATTATTTTATCGTTTTATAATCTGATAATTTTGTGTAACACCTTTAACGAGAGGCTTTTATCAAGAGGCTTTTAACGAGAGGCTTTTATCAAGAGGCTTTTATCAAGAGGCTTTTAACGAGAGGCTTTTATCAAGAGGCTTTTAACGAGAGGCTTTTAACAAGAGGCTTTTATCAAGAGGCTTTTAACGATGGTTATTGAATGGATATACTTTACATTTTAACATACTGTGGTATTGAGAGTTGTATATAATTTATACTGTTGTGTTTTAAAATATAACCATCATATGGTAAAATAACAGCATATTACCATATAATACTTATCCAGAAATGAGTGACATATTGATAATCGAGTAGGATATTGATTTTTGAGAAAATCCGCCCCAGTATGGTCCATTATTACAGCCCTTATTAACTACCCGCCCAGTATGGTCCATTATTACAGCCCTTATTAACTACCCGCCCCAGTATGGTCCATTATTACAGCCCTTATTAACTACCCGCCCAGTATGGTCCATTATTACAGCCCTTATTAACTACCCGCCCCGGTATGGTCCATTATTACAGCCCTTATTAACTACCCGCCCCGGTATGGTCCATTATTACAGCCCTTATTAACTACCCGCCCAGTATGGTCCATTATTACAGCCCTTAGTATAACCCTTGTGAATAAGGTCCTTGCGATAAACCATAGCATATGCGAATAACCGATAGAGGACAATAAAAAAAGGTCTTAGCCTTTTCTTATATATGTTACATATTACATCTCTATAAGTACTCTTCTCTACAGTGCGGGCATTGGCACTTCTTGCTATTCCTTTCTTTCGCAGCCAGAATAGTCTGAGTTAGCATACACGTGACGCACATTTGGTGTCCGCATCTTAAGATGACCTTGGATGTTTCCCCTAGGGGTTCCATACAAATAGGACAATCCTCTGCCTCGAATGCCTTAGTGCTAATGATTGGCAATGGCTCTCGGTTAACCCATCTATCGCTTAGTTGAACGGGATGTTGTGCTTGTTGTTGTCGCACTGGTTGCCGTGCCTCACGCTCTCTGACTTCTCTCATTATCCTATCATTACGTTCGGTTTGTTCATGAAGTAATCTTTCTTTTTCTGTTACATAGTCAACATGAAATAAATTATGTAAAGATCTTGTTGAAAACTCATCTTGCGGTCTAAGTCGTCCATCGAGCCAATTCCTCCTACCAGGAAGATCTCTCTCTAACCAACGTAATTTCTGTAAATACTTTTCGTTTTTTTCAGCGATCAATCGAGAGTTATCTTTTATAGTCTTGGTATAGTTTTTCCAAATGCTATTGATGGTGGTCCATCTTTCTTCAGAATACAACACGGTTTGCTTTTCAAATGTTCGGTCTTCGACTAGTCTTACTGTCACGATCTCATACTTACGTGCGACGTTTACTTGTTTATTCGTTTTGAAAATTACGGCGGGAAGGCGTCCTTCTATTAAAAGTTGAATCTCTGCTATCTTTTCAAAAGGTATTTTGTGTCTCTTTACTAGCTCTGGTAACTCTTCAAATTGACCGCCACACATCTGTAATATCTTATCCACTTCTAAGTCTCTACACTTTGCTCGGGTATGTCCTACCTCTTTGCAGTGTCCGCATCTTGGGGGAGCTCTCGGCATTTTATCTCTTGATTACTTGTTTGCTTATTCAGCTTTGGTTTCTTTTTATCTGGAAATAAAAAGTTTTTCAATTTTCTGACCCTCTTAATATGGACCTTGTAACGAATTGCGTTTTGTTTTTAAAAACAATTTTCGCTTTTAAAATCAAAAGCTTAACCAAAAAAGAATATAAAAGAAAATTATTACGGCATTAATCCTCCACATATATCATAATTATGTCAATGTTCTCAATATACCCTTTTCAATATTTATAATCTACAAACTAGAATATCAATATTTTACAAAACATATTTTCTATTTCTATAATAGATTTTTTATAGATACATTGAGAACATTGACATAAAAACACTAAATACCTTCAAAATACGCCCTTTTTATACACATCGCGTCAATGTTCTCAATATATCCTTTTCAATATTTATAATCTACAGACAATAGTTATTGTATTTGTAAATTCCTCTATCGTATTTCTATAACAGATTTTTTATAGATGTATTGAGAACATTGACATAAAATTACAAAATACCCTCAAAATACACCCTTTTCTAATATATATAAAATTATCATAGTATATATATTAACAATGCCAACTCTACGTAGGAGCGGATTTTATATTCAAAACAATAAACCCGATATTGAATATGAACGCACTATTGATGATATCAACCATAACGATTTAGATTATAATCCCACACAAATCAAACGGAAAAAATCTATTTATAATAATGATTATAAACAACCTTATTACATATGTTTTCTATACTATGTTACCTTACCATTCGCACATATATACAATGCGTTTCAATACACCAAAAAGAAAACTACACCCGAATAAGTTTTTAATTTATTACCATTATGCTGCTATCCAGAAATGAGTCGGATATTCTGTTATTACCATATACCCTCTCAATATACCCTCTCAATATACCCTCTCAATATACCCTCTCAATATACCCTCTCAATATACTATATCACATATACCATCTACATATACATCTCGCATATACCCTCTACATATACATCTCCATATACCACATCACATATACCACATCACATATACCACATCACATATACCCTATACACGCACTTTTCATT